TAGATTCTGCGGCATGAATGAAGATGCTCGAAGCCGCCCACGTCGCGGAAAGCGCAAGCAGTATCCGGCACCTGACGACGACGACTAAGCAAGCGGCGGCTCGAACGCAGCCAAAAGCCCACGGTGAGCGCCTTCGGCGCTGGCTTTCTTCTCCCTGACGGACACCGCCGGGGGAGGCACACGAAAGGTGCCTCTACCGTGTCCGTCGATCCGATTGCATTGATCCTTCTCCTAGAGGTTGGTTGCCGCGTTCCCCCAGCGCGGCCTTTTTTTGCGCGCGCGTAAGAAAGTCTGCGCGCTCTGATGTACGGCATGCCTATGAATACTCGCGCCTACGCCATTCTGGAGGCGAAATCCTTCGACGACGAAAAGCGTCAGTTCTCCGGCATCGCGTCCACGCCGACGCCGGATCGCATGGAGGATGTGGTGGAGCCCAAAGGAGCGCAGTACAAGCTGCCGCTGCCCTTGCTCTCCCAGCACGAGCATCACAAGCCCATCGGATTTATCAGGCGGGCGAAGGTGACGGATGACGGGATCGAGGTGTCAGGGGAGATCGCGAAGGATTCCGGCCTGGCCTATGTGGAGACGGCGTGGAAGCAGATCCGCGCCGGACTGGTGCGCGGGCTGAGTATCGGCTTTCGCGCCCTGGACTGGGACTACATCAAAGACTCCGACGGGATCCGCTACACATCCTGGGAATGGCTGGAGCTCAGCGCCGTGACCATTCCCGCGCACGGTGATGCGACCATTACCGCGATCAAGAATTACGATACGGATCCGTCCAAGCGATCCGAGGTTGTTGACCTTCTCAGTGCACGCAGTCCACGGGTGCAGCAAGCGCTGGAGCGCATCGAACGCGCAAAGGCCGTTTTGGACTATCGCAAGAAATGAATATTTCCGACAAGATCCTGGCGCTTAGCGCCGAGCTGGGTCCGAAGAAAAAGGACCTGGCCGATCAAACGAATAAGCTCGAAGACTTGACCAAGCAGATCACGGACACCGACGACCCGGAGATCGAAGAGACCTTGCTCAGCGAGAGCGAGGACCTGACCAAGAGCGTCGATACCCTGACCGGGGAGGTCGAGAACCTGGAGAAGAAGCTCGATAGCTTCCGCGCCATCGAGAAGCGGCAGATCGCCGGCGCCAAGCCTGCCCAGGCGCCCGCCGTGTTGAAGCGCGACTCGCTCAGGGACAAGCCGGCGGATTCCATCATCCGCATGGGTGTGGTCAAGGCGCTGGCGCACATGCAACGCAAGAACGAGCACGACCTGGCCGCCGAGCTCTACCCGGACGATCTGAAGTTCAAGGCCGTGTGGGACTACACCCAGAAGTCGGCCGCGCCCATCGCCACCACCACCGGCGCGACCTATGCCGCCGCGCTGGTGGATCAGGAGATCGGCGCCCTGCTCGAGGAGGTGGAGTCCACGTCCGTGGCCGCCGCCCTGGCGCGTCGCGCGCAAGCCGCCGGCGGGCAGCTGCTCAACTTCGGCGGAGCCAACTCCGTGCGTGTGCCGGTGCTTGCGCCAACGGGTGCCAGCCCGACCGAGCCGGCCTGGGTTAACTGATAGCCCCTTCATACAGCAATGTTTGAAGCAAACCTCGTGAATTGCTGGAAACCCCAAACGGGTAAAGCCGTGGGCAATCAGCAGCCAAGCCCCATTTGGGGAAGGTTCAACGACCAGGCGAAAGCCGTAGGCTCAAGCGAGCCGAAGCGCGAGGCGTACCTCTGGGACGATGAGATGGTCTGCTCCAGTCCGAAAGGGCTGGCAGGGTCTGCGAGACCCGGTGATGGATTAGCGATCCATTACGAACACAAAGGTATGGAAGGTGGAGCGATCCCCATCGGTTCGCTTTCAATCTCTTCGACGCTGGTGAACAAGTACAAGCTTGCCGAGATTCTGACGACAACGTTGGAGCTGAAAGAGCGATCCGTCGTCGACATCGAGGCCCTGTTCCGCCGCGCCATGACTCGCGCCTACTCCAGGGTGCTGGACAACGCCATCCTGGACACCAGCTCTGCGGTTGCCGGCGTGCGCCCCGCTGGATTGCGAAGCACTGCCGCCGCCCCTGGCGGCAACGGTGCCACTACAGCCACCGGCAACGCGACCGGCGGCGTGGCCTCTGTGACGGCGGACATCTCCGCCATGGTCGGTGCCCTGCTGGGCAACAACCAGGGTGCGGTTCCCGTGCTGTTGATGAACAACCAGGACCGCATGAGCCTGTCGTTCGTGACCTCGGCCCTGGGCGAGTTCATGTTCCAGGATCAACTCGGCGCCGGCCAGGTGCTTGGTGTTCCGGTTGTCAGCTCCGCCCATGTTCCGGCGGGGACGGTGGTCATGGTCGATGTCAGCTCCCTGGCGATGGTGCTGGATGTGCCCATGTTCGATGTCAGCCAGGTGGCTACGGTTGTTGAGGCAGACGCGGGGCCGGCAGGAACTGCGGTTGCGCCGACGATGGCGGACGACGGCTCCGGTGCAGTCGGTACGTCCGGGCAGGTGCAGGACGGTATACCGGTGCGACCGCCAGGTGCGACGACTCCAGCCGTTGCTGCTGGCTATCAGGCCCGAAGCCTCTGGCAGACCTACAGCGAGGGGGTGCGCATGATCGCGCCCACGGCGTTCATCATGATGAGGTCCGGCGTTGTGACATCGCGCACGGCAATCAATTGGAAATAAACCACTAGCCACGAGCGGGTCAGGGACGACCAGGAAATATCAACGAGAAGGTATCCATGCCAACCGTCCTACTAAAGCCCCTGAGCGGCATGTTGCGGCAGATCACGGCCGAGGAGGCCGAGGAGATGGTCGCGGCCGGTACCGCGTTCCAGCCGGAGCCGAGCATTGCCAAGGGCATCTATTTCGAGAAACACGCGCCGCCGGATCTGGACTCCACGCTGGACGAGGATCCTCCCGGTGACGATCAGACCTATCAGACCCGTGACATGCTCGCGCATCCGAAGAAACGCCGCGGGCGTCCGCCGGGTTCGAAGAACAAGCCGAAGGAGTCTCCGGCCGCATGACCAAAGACGTGCAGCTGCTCGATGCCCACGGCCGGCCCATCGTGAAGCAATGGGCGAACGATTGCGCCGAGGGATCCTGGCGCGGGCCCTTTTTCGGGATCGGCGAGCTGGGCGGGTCCTTCGAGCTCGGACCGCTGGAGGATGGCTGGCAGCGCAATCTGGCGGTGTTCCGCAATCCGCGCATCGCGGTGGTCTATGCCTGCGTGGCGGCCTATGCGCAGTCCATCGCGACGATGGGCGTGGCGCACATGAAGATTCTGGAGCAGGGCGGGCATCAGCCGGTGAAGACGTCCGCGCTGTCGCGCATCCTGCGAGCGCCGAATGAGTATCAGACGCGCTCGGACTTCTTTCTGAATCTGGTTTATACCCTGATGCTGCGCGGCAACGCCTACGCCCTGGCGTTCCGCAACGATCGCTTCGAGGTCGAGAGCCTGCATCTGCTGCCGGCGCATCAGACGGCGCCCTGGATCGACCCGGACAGCCGGGCGTGGTACTACGCCGTCGGCAACAATCCGATGGTGGGAGACCTGGAGATGCTGGTGCCGGCGCGCGATGTGCTGCATATCCGCCTGCACACGACGGAGGGGCATCCGCTGGTCGGACGCTCGCCGCTGGAGCACGCGGGGGCGGCGATGTCGATCAACACGGCCATCAGCGGCAACGAGGCGGCCTTCTTCAATAACATGAGCCGGCCGAGCGGGGTGCTGAGCTCCGATGTGTCTCTGACCGAGGAGCAGATCGGCAAGCTGCGCGGCGCCTTCGAGGGTCTGTCTCAGGGGCTGAACGCGGGCAAGGTGCCGGTGCTGCCTTACGGGTTGAAGTGGCAGCCGATGACGATCACGAGTCAGGACGCGCAGTTGATCGAGGCGTTCAAGATGTCGATCGAGGAGATCGCGCGATTACAGGGCGTGACGGCCTCAGGCGTGAAGAGTCGGCTCAAGCGCGGCAGAGCCAGGCTGCGCGAGGCTTATGAACAACTTACGGGAGAGGAGGGTGATCATGCCGTCGAATTCGTCGGAGCGAATTGATGACGGGCTTCGCGGACTGTCGCGGGAGGTCCTTCCCCCCGGGCATATGCACGCCATGA